GACACGGACAAAATGATCGAGGCGCAGGAAGCCCTAGCTCGAGCCACATCGGACAAGGACCGCTACGAGATTGCCAAGCAGCGCGCCGATCAGCGCCTACAGGCTCCCGAGCAGCAGCAGACGCAACAACAATACGCACCTCAACCCCAGCAGCAGCAACAACAAGCTGCTCCCGCGGTCGATCAAAAGGCACAGGGTTGGGCGGAGAAGAACACGTGGTTTGGTCAAGACGAGGTCATGACCTATGCCGCCTTCGGTGTTCACCGTAGACTTGTCGAGGAAGAAGGGTTTGACCCACAGAGCGATGAGTATTATAGTGAAATCGACCGCCGTATGCGTTCGGAGTTTCCGAACAAGCTCAAGGTGGAGAAGAGATCGGGGAATAGTCAGGTCGCACCTGCTGGCTCTTCAGCATCCCGCAGCACAAAATCAGGGCGCAGGACCGTGAAGCTCTCACCGTCGCAGATCGCTATTGCGAAAAAGCTGAACGTCCCTCTTGAGGAATACGCAAAGTACGTGAAGGATTGATCTGATGACTGATAATAAACGAGCTCCACGAGCAACCGAATCGCGTGAAACAACCGCGCGCCGTAAACCATGGGCACCGCCCAGTCACCTACAAGCACCTGACGCCCCTGAAGGCTATGTGCACCGTTGGATTCGAACAGCTATGCGAGGCGAGGAGGACGTGATGAACGTCACATCCAAACTTCGGGAAGGATGGGAACCTGTCCGTGCTGATGAGTATCCAACATACCACGCCCCTGTGATTGACTCTGGGAGTTACGCAGGCGTTATTGGTCAAGGTGGTCTGATGTTGTGTCGCATCCCTGTCGAGACTGCGCAAGAACGATCCGCGTATTACGGGAACCGGACCCGCGAACAGATGCAGGCTGTCGATCAGGACTTAATGAAGGAGTCACATCCTTCGATGCCGATTCAAAACAATCGGCAAAGTCGTGTATCCTTCGGTGGACGTGGGTCTACCGATTAACTGAAAGCTAAAGGAGCTGTCAAATGGCCAATACAAATGGCGCATTCGGTCTTCGTCCCATTGGAAAAGTGGGTCAGAACGCCAACAGCACTGGTGCAACTGAGTATCGTATTGCTGCAGGCAACACGAACGCTATCTATCAGGGTTCCCCTGTTATCCCTCTCTCCACAGGTGTCATTGACATCGTTGGTGCAGATGCGGGTGGCACGGTAGGTCTGCTGGGTGTGTTCTGGGGCTGTGAATACGTTTCCTCAACCACTGGTGAAAAGATCTTCTCTAACTACTGGCCTGGTTCAGGTGCAGATACAGACCATCCTGTAAAGGCGTTCGTCTATGACGACCCAATGCAGACGTTTGTGATTGCATCAGATGCCTCACTGACCAACGAAGCCACGGCTCGCGGTCACGTGTTCATCAATGCGAACTTCGCCGCAGCAACAACTGGTTCAAGTTCAACTGGTCTGTCTGCTGGTTCATTGGGTGTTAGCACAATCGCTGCTACAGCTGCTCTGCAGTTGCGGATTATGGGTTTCCAAAACGATCCCGATAACCAAGACTTCACCGCTGCTGGTATCCCTGTAATGGTTCGACTGAATAACCACTTCAATTCCGCCAACGGTGGTATTGCAGCTGGTACTCCGTCGACTACTGGCGTTTAAGGAGGGCTGAAACATGGCTATTTCACGCGCACAACTCGCGAAAGAGCTGGAGCCGGGTCTTAACGCCCTCTTTGGCATGGAGTATGGTCGTTACGAAAACCAGCACTCCGAAATCTTCACCACTGAGTCTTCTGATCGTGCATTCGAAGAGGAAGTCATGCTGACCGGTTTCGGCGCAGCACCGACTAAATCTGAGGGTTCAGGCATCAACTTCGACGAAGCTGGTGAGGCTTACACTGCTCGGTATAACCACGAGACTGTCGCTCTGGCGTTCTCGTTGACCGAGGAAGCTATCGAAGACAATCTTTACGACCGTCTTGGCTCACGCTATACACGTGCCCTTGCACGCTCAATGGCTCACTCCAAGCAGGTGAAAGCCGCCGCTGTTCTGAACAACGCCTTTACAGGTGGTGCTTCAGCTGGTGGCGACGGTAAGGCGCTTTGTGCGACTGACCACCCACTTGCTAACGGTGGTGATTTTGCCAACACTCCATCAACTGCAGCTGACCTGAACGAAACATCTCTCGAAGATGCTTTGATCAACATTGCTGGTTTTGTTGATGAGCGCGGCATGAAGATCGCTCTTCGCGGCCTGAAGCTTGTCATCCCTCGCCAACTGCAGTTTATCGCAGAGCGTCTGATGGTGTCGAACCTCCGCGTCGGCACAGCCGACAACGATGTGAACGCGCTTAAATCAATGGGGATGCTTCCTGACGGCTACGCTGTCAACGACTTCCTCACAGATCCAGATGCGTTCTTCATCAAGACTGACGCACCTCGTGGCTTCGTACACTTCGAGCGCACACCTCTGTCGACCGGCATGGAAGCCGACTTCGACACAGGTAACATGAGGTTCAAAGCGAGGGAGCGTTACAGCTTCGGGTTCAGTGACCCTCGCGCCGTGTTTGCTTCACCTGGCGCAGCCTAATAAAAACAAGGACTTAGGTCTTTTTAAGCCCCGCTTCGGCGGGGCTTTTCTTTTGCTTGATATCTAAATTATTAGACCCTATACTCATAACTATACTAAACACAGGAGTCATAACTATGAAAGAAGCTGTTATTTATTGGATCAAAAACAATCTGAACGACAAGTTTTACATTGGTAGCACTGTCCAGAGGTACGTTCGATGGAAAACCCATAAAAACAAACTGAATTGTGGCACACATCACTGCGCCCACCTACAGGCAGCTTGGAACAAGTACGGCTCTGAGGCATTTGAGTTCAAGGTCGTAGAGCGGATGCCTACCACTGATGGGCTACAGGCGGCTGAGGACAAGTGGCTGGAACAACATGTGGGGCAGCCGCACTGCTACAACCACGGGCTCCGTTCGGGGGCGCCTTGGAGGGGGGCTGCAAAAGAAGACCACCCTCGTTATGGGGCAACCCTAACAGAACAACAGAAGCAGGTGATACGCGAAGCAACTATTGAGCAGTGGAAAACCTCGGACCCACGCACGGGCAGAAAGCACAGCGATGAGACCAAGGAGAAGATCAGGACCAAGGTCCACGCTGCGTTAGCCGAGGGCCGCGGCGGCCGGTTCATCCCGACGGAGGAGACGCGCCAGAAGATGTCTGAGGGGCTCAAGGGGAACACCAATGCTCTTGGGCATGTGCGCTCGGCAGAAGAGCGTCAGGCGATTGCGGAACGGGTGACAGGTAATCAGAACTGGCTTGGTAAGTCCCACAGCGAGGAGTCGAAGGCCAAGATGGGTCAGTCTGTCAAAGCGATTGCTCCAGACGGGACAGAGACGGTGTATTCTAGGACCACGGCGATTAAGGAGGAGCTCGGCATCTTTCTTCCGACGGTTCAGCGCTCTGTTAGGTCAGGCAAGGCGTTGAGCCGTGGGCCGTATAAGGGTTGGAGGTTCGAGTATGTTTAAACCCTTTTCTTTCGAGGCCATTTCTTGTAGTGTGGGGACATCCCTGACAGCTGCATTGTGCGGCTGACACTTACCCCGACAGGAGATTCCAATGGGTACGACTTCATTTTCTGGACCAGTAAACTCGGCCAACGGCTTCGTAGGCGACATCACAGGTGATGTGACTGGCGACGTCACAGGCGCAGTTACAGCCACAACAGTAACAGCCACAGGCGCTCTTACCGCAACAGCTACAGACAACGTCTTCGTTGTCCCGACATCGGACCCTAGCGTTGCTGGTGCTCTCTGGAATGATGGCGGAACGCTTTCTGTCTCCGCAGGTTAAGGAGATACAGCATGGCTGGTTCTGATACAAAAAGTGTTCACCGCCCCGGCTCCGGTTTTGCTCTTCTGGGGCGAGCTCGGATAACGGGGCTGTCCTATATTGGGACAGCCACGGCTGGCTACCTCAACATCTTTGACACGCTGACTGCTCCCGTAGCAGCAACCTACACACGATCTGGTACGACAGTGACTGTGACCTCGACTGGTCACGGCTTGAAGACTGGGGACATCGTAGGTATCGCCTTCCGCACAGGAACAGGCGGAGAGGCCTCTTCTGGCAACTACCCCATCACCGTGACATCGGCAAACGCGTTCACTCTCACAGAGCTCAACAGCGGCACCATTTCAGGCACCGTTGTTTGCTCTTACGTGAACGGGAAGGGTGGCTGGGTTTTCAGCACGCAGGTTTCAGCGGGTGACACCTATGCCAACATCTTCAGTATTCCAGGCGAGGGACTACTTGTGCGCCAGGGGATCTACGTCGAGATGACAAACGTCACTTCGGCCAACATCTTCTACAGCTAGGTGGCAGCATGGCAAGGTCTGGCGTGAATCTTTCAGTTGGACGCGGAGAGAAACTCTCCGTCAAAGAAGGCGCGGGCCTCACAGCTAAGGGCCGCGCGAAGTACAACAAAAAGACCGGCAGCAATTTGAAGGCGCCAGCTCCAAATCCTAAGACCAAAGCGGACAAGGCTCGTAAGGCATCTTTTTGTGCACGGTCTGGGAGCTGGACAGGCGAACGGGGCAAGGCTGCCCGCAAAAGATGGAAATGCTGACATGAGTAACGTGCAGATAACAGCTGAAGAGCTAGAAGCAATGCTCGACCGATCCGCGAAGCGAGGAGCGAGGGCCGCGCTTGAGGAGCTTGGCTTGCATGACGAGAGTGCGCCAAAGGATCTGGACGAGTTACGCAGTCTGTTGTCCGCATGGCGTGATACACGCAAGGCTGTTTGGCAAACAACTGTTCGACTGGCCACTGGTGGTCTGCTATTATTCATAGCAGGTGCAGTGTGGATGTCGTTCAAAGACAACGTGGGACAGTAATATGAACCGCACCAACATGGCAAAACAAGTGATGGAGCCTCCGATGAAGAAGTGTTCAAAGACTAAAGGCGCAATGAAAAAGGGCTACATGAAAGGTGGCTCTGTCAAAGCGGGATATAAAAAAGGCGGCACGGTCGATCAGTCGATGTGCAGCCCCCGTAAGCAAATGGCTATGGGTAAGAAGTAATGGCTAAGAAGCCTGGTCTGTATGCCAACATTCAAGCTAAGAAGAAGCGGATAGCCGCAGGCTCTGGCGAGAAGATGAGGAAGCCCGGCTCTAAAGGGGCGCCAACTAACAAGGCGTTCAAGCAGTCGGCCAAAACGGCGAAAAAGAAATGACAACATCGGGCTCACGAGACTTCAACCTCGACGTCGCAGAAGCGATTGAAGAGGCCTATGAGCGTATCGGTCTTGAGATGCGTACGGGCTACGACGCCAAGACGGCTCGTCGCTCGATGAACATCATGTTTGCGGAGTGGGCCAATCGGGGCCTGAATATGTGGACGGTGTCGACTGGCACAACCACTGTGACGCAAGGCACGGCGCAATACACTCTTGCAGAAGATGTCGTCGACATACTGGACATGGTGTTGCGTCGCGACGGCACGGACTATGAGATGGCTCGGATCAGCCGTAGCGACTACCTGGACTTCCCGAACAAAACAGACCAGGGCCGCCCGTCTCAGTTCTATTACGACCGTCAGATCGCACCTGTGATCAATCTCTGGCAGACGCCAGAGAACAGCACAGACCAGCTGGTGTATTACTATGTGCAGCGTATCGAGGACGTCGACAACCTGACCGACACCACGGGGATCCCGTTTCGGTTTTACCCCTGCATGGTTGCGGGCTTGGCCTACTACCTCTCTGTTAAGCGGGCTCCAGAACGCGTGCAGATGATGAAGTCAATCTACGAGGAAGAGTTTCAGCGCGCTGCTAACGAGGACGAGACTCGTGTAGGGTTGAGGCTTGTTCCAAGTGCTCGCTCGATGAGGGTCTGAGCCATGGCTTTTGCTTCCGACAAAAACGCGTATGGGATCTCTGACCGGTCTGGTTTTCGTTACCGCCTGCGCGATATGCGCAAGGAGTGGACGGGTGCGCTTGTCGGGTCCGACGAGTATGAGGCGAAGCACCCGCAGCTCTACCCTCCAAAGGCAGGCCCGGATCCGCAGGCCTTACGCAATCCCCGCCCTGATCAGCCCGAGGCGCTTCAGGTCTACGTGGATGTGCCGACAGTAGAGGCACCTAGCCTTGTGAGCGTTCGTATGATAGGTAAGGCGGGACAGGTTACGGTGGTGACAACATGAGCTTTACATACGGCCAACTCAAGCAGGCGATTCAGGATTACTCTGAATATGACGAGACCACTTTCGTCAACAACATCCCTTTGTTTATCCGCCAGGCTGAAGAGCGCATTCTCAAGCAGGTGCAACTCAGCTTGTTCCGTAAAAATGCTACTGCGTTTTCTGACAACGGGAACCCATATTTGGCTGTTCCGTCCGACTTCTTGGCACCGTACTCTTTGAGCTACCGCGGCAGCAACGGCGACCGTAGTTTCTTGGACTTCAAGGACGTGTCTTTTGTACAACAGTACAATCCCGACACCACCACTACAGGCACGCCGAAGTACTACGCTCAGTTCGACGTCGACTACTTTCTCTTGGGTCCGACGCCTGATCAGGAGTTCACCATGGAACTCCACTATCTGTATCGGCCTCAGAGCATCACTGAGCTTTCGGACGATGGAACGACCTGGCTCAGCACAAACGCTGAAATGGCCATGCTTTACGGATCCCTTTTGGAAGCGTACATTTTCATGAAGGGCGAGCCTGATGTCCTGTCGCTTTACGAAAAGCGCCTGCAGGAATCCATCGTTGGAATTAAACTTCTGGGCGAAGCCAAGGAAACCACAGACCAGTATCGCACTGGTCAAGTCGTGAGGCCCAAGACCTGATGTTCAGTTTAGACCTTAGTGTAAAGCAAGACGCTCCTCTCGTTGGTGTTCGTGCAACCAATAACAGGGGGTTCACTCCCGAGGAGCTTGCTGCACAGTGCGCGCAGAAAGTTGTTTCAGTGGCTGACACTGCACCTCCCGCTATCCGGGATCAAGCGGTTGCTTTTCAAAAGCACATCGAAAAGGTGGTCGAGCACTATTTGAAACAAGCGGTTCGCAGCGACCGCACAACTGTGTATAATGCACTCAATGACGCGGGTCATCCCGACCTCGCACAACTGATAAGGAAACTGTGACATGGCGTTCACTGGGAATTTTCTTTGTACATCATTCAAGCAGGAGATCCTGCAGGGTGTGCATAACTTTACGACAGGCACTGGCAATTCATTCAAGCTGGCGCTGTACACCAACAGTGCTGCGTTTACGGCAGCCACAACGGCTTACACCGCGACGAACGAAGTTGGTAACTCTGGTTCCTACGCAGCCGGCGGCGGCACGTTGACAAATGTCACACCAACAACATCTGGGACGACAGCCTTCACAGACTTTGATGACCTGACATTCACGTCAGCCACTATCACTGCACGTGGCGCATTGATCTATAATGACACTGCGGCAGGCGATCCAAGTGTTGTTGTTCTAGATTTTGGTGCTGACAAGACGTCGACCGCAGGCGATTTTCAGATTGTTTTTCCTACTGCCGATAGTTCAACGGCCATCATCCGGATTGCCTAAGCCACTCTGCCTAACGGAGGAGTGACTGGTTATGGCGAATATCACAGGATGGAGCCGAGAATCTTGGTCTGAGGGGCCGTGGGGTCAAGCGGCCCCCGTTGTGATATCTGGGCTAGGTGCAACAAGTGCCGTCGGTAGCGTAACTGTTACTGGCGACTCTTCTGTTGTGTCTGGGAACCTTGGGGTCACGGGCTCTGTAGGTTCTGTGAGCGTCGTGATTAACGTCGAACCTGTCATCGCTGGGCAGGAAGCTACAGCCTCTGTTGGTGTCGTCACCACGTCAGGTACGACTGAAGTCCCAACAACCGGGGTGGAGGCAACGAGTGCTGTCGGTGCCGTTACGGTGGCCGCAGGTGCAGATGCTGTTGTGTCGGGTCTGGCCGCCACGTCTGATGTCGGTGAGGTCACGTTCCGTGCAATTGTCGCTGCCGTTGTTACAGGGGTGGAGGCAACCAGCGGAATTGAAGGCGTCACGATCGGCGAGGGTTCGGGTGTAAACGTCGAACCTACTGGGGTCGCCGCAACCAGCGCAGTTGGCGCCGCAGTTGCTACTGGGTCGACTGCACCTGCTACAACCGGACTTTCTGCTACAGGTGGTGTTGGCTCCGTTACAGCCACCGGTATTGCCGTGGTCAGCCCTGTAGGCGTAGCTGCCGACGGTCTGGTTTCTTCTATACGGCAAGATGCTCTGGTTACGTTTGAGGGCTGGGGCCGCAACACGTGGGGCGCCGGAGCTTGGGGCACGCCGATCTCATTACCGCTCGTAGGAACGGGCGCGGTTGGCGAAGTCACCATCAAAAACAACCAGCGCATCCCAGTAACAGGTTTTGAGCTGACATCGACTGTTGGTTCTGTTACTGTCACCACAGGAACCGGTATAGACGTTGATGTCACGGGCGTCACCGCAGATGGTCTGATCTCCCCTTGGGGCGTGTTGGTGTGGGGCCGCGTTGTGCCTTCACCTGACACAGATTGGACACCTGTTGTGCCAAGCACGACAACAAGTTATACTGAAATTAACCCGTGACGGAGGCTCAGAGGTAAACTATGGCCAGTACATACACCATCAATACCGGTATCGAACTCATTACCAACGGCGAGCAGTCGGGTACATGGGGTGATACTACGAATACAAACTTGGAGATCGTCGATCGCTTAACAAGCGGTGTCGGTGCAATCACGCTTTCTGGTACGACGCACACGCTGTCTACTGCTGACGGCGCACTTTCCGAAGGCCAGTACAAAGTGCTGGTGCTTGGCGGTTCTCCCAGTGGGACGAACACGGTCACTGTTTCTCCGAATGACCAGAGCAAGCAGTACTTCATCGTCAACAACTCTGGCGAGAGCGTCATTATCAGCCAAGGCTCAGGCGCTACTGTCACCATCGCTGATGGTGCGACAGATATTATCTACTGCGACGGTGGCGGCGCAGGCGCTGCGGTAACCAGCTTTGGTACGGACCTTTCTGGTGTTTTAACCACGGGCGCTATCGGCACCACTGTTTTGGCCTACGACGCCAACCTTCAATCATTTGTCACAGCTTTGACGCTGCCTACTTCGGATGGCACAAGCGGCCAAGCATTAGTTACGGACGGAAGTGGTAATATCAGTTTTGGTACAGATCTTTCTGGTGTTTTAACCTCGGCAAACAACTTGTCGGATGTAGCGAACGCAGGTACTTCGCGCACCAACCTTGGTCTTGGCACAGCTGCTGTTGGCGACATCGGCACAGACGTTCTGGCCTACGACGCCAACCTTCAATCATTTGTCACGGCTTTGACGCTTCCCACATCAGATGGCACAAGCGGCCAAGCATTAGTTACGGACGGAAGTGGTAATATCAGTTTTGGTAGTGCTGGAATATCAACTGGTAAGGCCATTGCTATGGCAATCGTTTTTGGGTGACAAATGCTGACTCAAGCAGATATAAAAAGCCGTTTTACTTACCAGCTTGATGGGACGCTTGTGCGTCGGCATAGTGTTGCAGGGAACGGTAACACTGCGGGGAAAACAATTGGCCACTATCCATCTGCTTCTCAAGGCCGCAGTCACCGGTATGCTACAACAAAAATACAGGGAAAGACGTACAAGATACATCGTCTTGTTTACCTCTATCACCACGGTGACGTCCCAGACCAATTGGATCACATTAACGGTGACCCTTTAGACAACCGGATTGAAAACCTGCGCCCGTGTGATTCTTGTCAAAATGCCGCAAACAGACGAATGTTTAAGTCTAATTCGTCTGGGCACAAGGGCGTTTCATGGCACGTTCATAGTAAACGCTGGTTTGCTTACGCCGATTCTGGTAAGACTAGGACGAACCTTGGTTACTTCGACACGCTTGAGCAAGCGAATCAAGCAGCGCAAGCAGCGCGAGAAAAGTTACACGGCAACTTTGCCAAACACGCATAAGGAGGCCTGAGATGGCAAACCCAAATATCGTAGATGTCACAACGATCATAGGCAAGTCTGCCACTATCGCGCTTTCTACAACCTCAGCAACTACGCTGGTAAGCAACGCCGCATCGAGCGGCAAGGTCTTTAAGATCAACATGATCCAAGTGGCTAACGTCGATGGCACAAACGCCTGTGACGTTACTATTGACGTGCACAGCGAAGACGATGGCGGCGGCACAGCATACTCGCTGATTTCTACTGCATCGGTAGGTGCTGATTCGTCGTTGGTTGCCTTGGATAAGTCCACAGCGATTTACCTTGAGGAAGACAGGTCTATTACCGCAACTGCTGGCACAGCAGACGACTTGGAAGTTATCGTAAGCTACGAGGAGATCTCATAAAATGCGTACAATAGGTAACACACCTGTGGGTGGTGAAGTTCGGGCAGTTGCCAGTGGTGCGTTGCCGAACGGTAAGCCTGTTATCATCAATGCTGATGGGACTGTTAGTGTTGTTGATGGTGAAGCGAGGGCTGTAGGCAGTCCTGTAGTCTTTGAGAGTGCTAGTTCCGATTACATGTCAGCTACCTTTGATAGTAGCTCTAACAAAGTAGTGATTGCATATAGGGACGAAGGCAACTCTGACTACGGAACTGCCATAGTAGGGACTGTAAGTGGAACCTCTATCAGCTTCGGAACGGCTGTAGTCTTTGAGAGTGCTAGTTCCGATTACATGTCAGCTACCTTTGATAGTAGCTCTAACAAAGTAGTGATTGCATATAGGGACGTTGGTAACTCTAGCTACGGAACTGCCATAGTAGGGACTGTAAGTGGAACCTCTATCAGCTTTGGTACTGCTGTAGTTTTTGAGAGTGCTAGTTCCAGTTATCTGTCAGCTACCTTTGATAGTAGCTCTAACAAAGTAGTGATTGCGTATAGGGACGTTGGTAACTCTAACTACGGAACTGCCATAGTAGGGACTGTAAGTGGAACCTCTATTAGCTTCGGAACGGCTGTAGTCTTTGAGAGTGCTAGTTCCAGTTTTCTGTCAGCTACCTTTGATAGTAGCTCTAACAAAGTAGTTATTGCATATACGGACGTTGGTAACTCCTACTACGGAACTGCCATAGTAGGGACTGTAAGTGGAACCTCTATTAGCTTCGGAACGGCTGTAGTCTTTGAGAGTGCTGTTTCCTATTACATGTCAGCTACCTTTGATAGTACCTTTAACAAAGTAGTTATTGCATATACGGACGGTAGTGACTCTGGCTACGGAACTTCCGTAGTAGGGACTGTAAGTGGAACCTCTATTAGCTTCGGAACGGCTGTAGTCTTTGAGAGTGCTAGTTCCAGTTATCTGTCAGCTACCTTTGATAGTAGCTCTAACAAAGTAGTTATTGCATATACGGACGTTGGTAACTCCGACTACGGGACTTCCGTAGTTCTTCAAGACGGATCCACCAACCTCACCTCCGGGAACTACATCGGCATTGCCAAGGGCGCTGCTGCTGACGGAACATCTGCTGTTGTCCAGACGGGTTACTCTATTAATGACGCACAGTCTGGTTTAACTGCTGGGCAGGCTTACTATGTCCAAGCTGATGGTACGCTGGGCTTAACCGCTGCCGATCCATCTGTACTTGCTGGCACTGCTGTGTCGGCTACTAAACTCATCGTGAAAGGATAATCTGATGAAAACTATCGTTGAGACATCAAGCGGCTTGTCGAAGTACTTGCTTGCTGATGACGTTACTATTACTGCTACTGCTGACAATATTACTGTAGGTGACCCTGCCAAGTTCATCATTGGTGACTTGAACACTGGTAATGCTACCGTGCATGAGGGTGTAACAAACGCCCCTGACGACTGGACAGGCGATAAGTACTTCTATGATGGAGCTACTTGGACACTGAACCCTGATTGGGTAGACCCGACACTCGAAGACGAGGAGTAATCATATGCGCACCATTGGTACACCCAGCACGGAAGCTGAACGCCATTGCCAGTGGTGCGTTGCCGAATGGTGATCCTCTTGTCGTTAATGCTGACGGGACTGTTAGTGCTGTTGGCGGCGGGAACCTCACCTCCGAGAACTACATCGGCATGTCTACAGGCGGTACATACGCAGACGGTAGCAGCGCCACGGTAGACATCATCGGATCACTCAGCACAAACCAGTCTGGCCTCACGGCAGGGCAAAGCTACTTCGTTCAGACAGACGGGACGATAGACACTACGCCAGCTACCCCAGAGGTCTTTGCTGGAACCGCTATATCTGCTACAAGTTTGGTAGTGAAAACATAAGGTAGCGCCATGCCCCTGACCAAGCTCCAATTCCGTCCTGGCATTAACCGTGAAATAACCAGCTACTCCAACGAGGGTGGCTGGCACGATTGTGACAAGGTGCGGTTTACAAAAGGCTATCCCGAGAAGATCGGCGGCTGGGTCAAAAAGGGCATCTTGTCCTTCCTCGGCGCTGCGCGGTCCATGCACCCATGGCGCGACCTGATCGGCACTCGTCTCATTGGGCTTGGCACTGACCTGAAGTTCTATGTCGAAGAAGGTGGTGGCTACAACGACATCACGCCTATCCGTGCAACCACTGCAGCGGGCGAAGTAACCTTTGCTGCAACGGACGGCTCGTCGGCACTCACAGTATCTGACACGGGCCACGGAGCGATAACCGGGGACTTTGTAACCTACACCGATGCAACAGGGCTTGGCGGCAACATCACTGCAGGTGTGCTGAACCAAGAGTATCAGATCGCACTGGTGGTGGACACGGACACCTACCAGATTCAGGCCCGAGAAGCGGGGACCTCCATCCCGAGCATAACGGTCGACGGCGAGCTGGCCCCTGTCCTGGTAAACGCCAATGCGTCGGACACAGGTAGCGGCGGTGCAAGCACAGTTGGCGCATATCAGGTTAATACAGGTCTTTCGACAGCGCTCATCGGCAACGGCTGGGGCGCAGGCTTCTGGAGCCGCGGTGCGTGGGGCTCTGCCACGGACATCAATACTCTGACCGCGAACCTCCGTACTTGGTCACAGGACAACTTCGGGGAAGATCTGATTTTCAACCCTCGTAATGGCGGCATCTACTACTGGGATCGCAGCGCTTCATATACAACGTATGAGCGTGCTGTGCCTCTGACTGCGCTTGCTGGCGCATCTGGCGCCCCTACGATTGCCAAGCAGGTGCTTGTATCGAACTCTGATCGCCACGTGATTGCGTTTGGCTGTGATCCGGTGGACAACATCGGCACACAGGATCCTTTGTTGATTCGGTTCTCCGACCAAGAGAACGCAGCCGACTGGACACCAACGGCAACCAACACGGCAGGTGATTTGCGTATTGGTGCGGGCTCCGAGATTGTTGGCGTGGTCGAGACACGTCAGCAGGTTTTGGTCTTCACCGATACATCACTGCACGCAATGCAGTACCTTGGACCTCCGTTCACGTTTGGTATCAATCTGATCTCTGAGAACATCAGCTTGCAAGGCCCCAATGCTGCAGTGGCAGTAGATGACATGGTCATGTGGATGGGCCAGACAGAGTTCTATATGTATAACGGCGCTGTTCAACGCCTGCCCTGTATGGTGCGCAGCTACGTATTCGACGACTTCAACTTCACGCAGGGCGACAAAGTCTTTGCGGGCCTTAACTCTGCACACTCCGAGGTCTGGTGGTTCTACCCGTCTGCAAGCAGTGCGAATGTGGACCGTTACGTGATGTACAACTACGCCGAGCAGGTCTGGGCTTACGGCAGCTTGGCGCGTTCCGCTTGGGCTGACCGAGGTGCGTTTGAAAACCCGATCGCCGCAGGCTTGGACGGTTACCTTTACGAGCATGAGACAGGTTTTGACGACGGAAGCACAACGCCTGCCTCTGCCATCAACTCGTTTGTTCAATCGAGCCCGATGGACTTGGGCGACGGCGAGCAGTTTGTTTTGATGCGGCGTGTCTTCCCTGACATTGCGTTCAAGAACTCTACGGCCGAGTCTCCTTCTGCGGACGTGACGATGAATGTACGGAACATCTCAGGAGGCTCTTACGTTCGATCGACAACGGCGACGTATTTGGACGACGACCGAGAGCAGCTCAACTTCCGTTTGCGTGGGCGTCAGTTTAGCCTCAAGGTTTCTTGTGACAACACGGCCACCACATGGCGGCTTGGTTCTCCCCGCGTGGATATTCGACCTGACGGGAGGCGCTAATGTCTCGCAATCTTCCCCTACCGTTTCTCCCTGTACCGCCAAGCGAGTACAGCCAGTCTCACTTTGCTGAGATTGTGCGGGCGATTTCTGTTTATATGCAGAACGAGCGGAACCCAGGTGAGGGTCGCCACACCTTTATGGTGTATACGGATCTGCAAACAGACGACTCTGGCTTGGAGACTGGCGCAGTATTCAACCACGGTGGCTTTCTCAAAGTCACTCAACTCAAAACACCCCATGCCCGAGGTTCGAGTGCCACCAGCGCAGTTGGCTCGGTCACAGTTACAACAACCTGAGGAATAAGACATGTCTGACATCATTGGGTGGAAACCCTCAACAAGTTCTGATACAGTGCACTGTAAGAACTGCAGCAATGCTGTGGACACGCCAGAAGAGATCTTGAGCTACCCAGATGGTAACTGCCCTGATTGCGGAGAACCATGGACAGGAGCCGAGCGGCGCAGTACAACAATCATAGTAACAGCACCTGAAGCGGTGCGCGGAGAAGCTTGATGATACCTTTGTTGGCACCACTACTCGGAAGTCTTGCAGGCTCCTTGCTCCCAGCGACCCTGGGCACCGGAATCGCTGGCGCTCTGGGTCTCGGTGGGACAGCGGCTGGCGGCTTGATTGCGGCGGCTGCACCCAAGGCTATCGGCGCAGGCATCGGCACACTTCTTGGTGGTGGTGATTTGGGTGACGCGGCGATCAACGCCGTCGGATTTGGCGCGCTTGGTGCAATGGCTCCAGGTGCAGGCGCCGCTGGAGCAGCGGGAGCAGGTGCTCCTCTAAGTGCGATGGGCGCTGGCCCTGCAGCGGCCCCGGCGGCGGGCGCCACTGCGGTTGCCCCACCTGCAAACCCGACCCCATTCAATATTAAAGACGTAATGCAGGACGTGAACCAAGCTCAGAAGGTGTTTGGTGCAACACAACAGAAGCAGGCACCTATGCCTGCAGCACCCAACCTATCACAGCCACGCGCGCAGCAGGCGCCTATGCAGAGCAATCCAATGCTCTCGGCTCCCGCTCCTATGATGCAACCAGCTATGTCCTCCCCAGTTATTCCTAGCGTAGGCGGACCGTCGGCTATGCCTGCAGCGGTCGGCATTGGCGCGCTCCCATTGAACGGGACACCTATCGCGGCGAGCGACATGACAATGGGTCTTTCACCCTCTCAACGAAACATGGCCAACCAATATCTTGTTGGCCGCGGCATGACAGGATTTTCATAATGTGTGGTGGTGGCGGCGGAGGTGACCAAACGGTCACACAAAAAACAGAACTAGACCCAGCAATGCGCCGCCTTTTGTATGGCGGCACGGCGGCGAACCCTCGTGGTGGCTTTGGTAGCACCAGTCCAGCAGCTGCAGCCCCTGCGTTGACACAGCAAAACATGGGTGGCGGCGAAGGCATGGGCGGCATGGGTGGCGGCGAAGGCATGGGCGGCATGGGCGGCGGATATGGCGGAGAACCAAGTTTCGGTGACATCGGTCCAGTCTCTGGCACTGGTGATCTTTATGCAATGGGCGGCATGGTTGCCCCGCAACAGGGGCTTGCGTCCTTGAACCAAGGTCAGATGCCCATGATGGGTGGTCAAATGCCCAACCTTTCTGATCCGATGACCGCGGCTACTCTGGCTATGGCAGTGCGCCAGCCTGAGTTGCAGTATGGATCAATCATGGCGCAACCTCAGCCCAACATGCCTGTGCAGAACCCGCGCTTGGGTTACGCCATGGGTGGATACGTTGAAGGACCTGGCACAGGGACGAGCGACGACATTGAAGCTCAGATATACCAGAACGGTATGCCTGTCCAAGAAGCACGGCTCTCAGACGGTGAGTTTGTCATGACGGAAAACGCAGTCAAGGGCGCTGGCAACGGCGACCGTGAAGCTGGAGCGGCGAATATGTACCGGATGATGCAGCAGTTTGAGCGTGGGGGCTACGTCTAATGTGCAATCAACCTGGGATGCCTATTACCAATTACCAAGAGGGTGGTGAAGTTCGCACTGGTACTATTGGTGGTCGAGACGTGGCTATCGCTCGTGCGGACGAAGACATCGCAGGCATTACGGAGCTTGCCTATGGTCTTGCTCGCGAAGGAATTCAGCTCCCGCAGCAACAGCTGGCCGGGTTTAACGCTGATCAGCGACAAGCTTTTGACTTGGCCCGTGAGGGCATTGGGTCATGGAAGAGTTACCTAGACCGAGGTGAGGGGCTCACCGAGGAAGGCGTCGTGGCACTGCAGCAGGCGCTTGGTGCCACACGTGATCTAGCAGATCAAGTCCCAGGTGTTATCGCTCCAGGGCAAGAGGCTCTTTTGAGAGCCGCTACAGGTGTGGAATCAGCTGCTGCTAAAGGTGTGTCAGAAGCCGACATCGCTGCTGCGCGTGCTCGAGCATCCACTGCTGAGGCGCAGCGTGCTTTGCAAGAGGCCTCTGCGTTTGGTTTGGAGTCGGCTCGTGCTGGTATTGCAGGCCTCGCTCCCGAAGCCGCAACAGGTTACATGAGCCAGTTCGAGGACGCTGCAGTTCAGCAGGCCTTGGCAGACGTCGCTCGTCAAGGTGAGCTACAGCAACAGAACGTGGCAGCGCAAGCTGTGCAGGCAGGAGCTTTTGGTGGATCACGCGAAGCCGTGGCGCAGCAAGAACTGGCACGCAATATCCTAGAACAACAAGGTCGCACTGCAGCCCAGATGCGCGCAGCTGGTTTCCAGAGCGCGGCTGATCGGGCCATGCAAGCGGCGCAAACAACTGGCCAGCTTGGCCAGATTGGCTCTTCAGCTGCAGCGCAGGCTGCTCAAGCTGGCGGCCAGCTTGGTCTAAGTGCCGAGCAACTGGCTCAAACGAGCGCGTTGCAAGGTGGTCAGCTGGGGATGCAAGGCGCAGAGGCGGCAGGTAACCTCGGTCTTCAATCCTCGCAACTTGGTCTGTCTGGTATTCAAGCGGGCCTCGGTGCGCAGCAGCAAGCTGCGGGCCTTGGTCAGGGGATCGCGGGCCTCGGTCAGCAAGTGGCGGGCCTCGGTCAACTGGGGCAGCAGCTCAACCTGCAGGGTATCAACACGATGTCGACGATCGGTTCGCAGCAGCAAGCTCAGGAGCAAGCAGCGCTCGACACGGCCTATCAGAACCAGTATCAACAAGCTATGCAGCCGTATCAGCAGCTGGCGTTCCTATCAGACATTACAACAGGCGCTCCGTCTGGACAGATGTCAACGGCAACGCAGCCTGGTCCGAGCATCGGCTCACAGTTGATTGGTGGTGGTCTCGCCGCGTACGGCTATCTGAACCAATAGTAAGGAAGTCTCATGGATCCCATGTCACGCAAAATGTTCAAGTCCCGAGATGCACGGAACACGCTCCGCGGCATGGGGGGCATCATGGCTTCTTCCCCTGAGCTGTCACAAACAGTGCAGCAGTTTCAGGAGGGTGGTGCGGTCCACGCACCAAGTGGCCTGCCTTATGCGGACATGAGCCGAATGCAGCTGCAGGTTCTGGCCAGCACTGGAGATGCAATAGCTCTGAACATGCTTCGTGAAGAGGTGTCCGTTGCGGCGCAACCCGACGCCTCTCCTATCCAACGCTTCCCGTCTGCCCCTGCAGACCTGCGGGACGACGCTAAGGCCGAGCGCAGTTTTGGTCGGTCTGCCTACATGAGCGGTTTGCAAACCCCTTCTGATCTCAGACCTATGTTTTCGGCGCGCGCAGAAACACCGTTGTCAGAGATGTCTCCTGAACGTCTTGAAGCAGAACGCATGGCTGCGGAGTCAGGCGGACTCAAGGAACTCGGGACCGATACTGCTGAAGGCGTTACTGGCGCTGTGCGTGGGGCGGGTGAGTCGCTGCAGCGGGGCCTCGGCTCTGGGCTATCTAGTATGGGGATGCCAGGGGCTGGCGCTTTCTTTCTTGAAGGCGCCGAAGACACGGCGGCGATATCCGCTCGACGTGCGCAAGAGGAGCGTGGCCGAGAAGCTGCGCGAGCAGACCGAGTTGCAGAAATTGATGAAGCAGCCGGGGTGACCAGAGGTGAGCCTCTTACAGTTCCAAAAGGCGGGGCGGCCGCACTGCTTCCGCCGGCGCCAGCGGACGAAACAGTTGAGACCACAGTGACTGAAGGCGAGACACCGGTGCTCACACCTACTGCAGACACCGGAGCAGGCACCGCGGCCCCCGAAATAGACTTCGACGCCTCCTATGCGCAGGCCAAGGAACGTCTTGGGGCGATCATGGGTGGAGAGGCTGACGACGATAAAAAGAATAAAGCCATGGCAAACCTCGCCATGATTGGTCTTGCTATTGCCTCAGGTCAAAGCCCGAATGCGCTGACCAACATTGCACAGGGCGCGCTTGCTGGTATGCAGGGCATATCCAAAGCTGAGGCTGCGGAGAAAGCGCAAGAGCGTGAGATCGAACTTGCTGCAACAAAGATGGCGGCCGATGAGGTGGACCTTAACAAGCGCCTCGCCAGTGCCGAAAAGATCGCCGCGATGCGGACTGCAGGCGGCTCTGGCACGTTCTCTCCACAGGACCGCTTGTACAACTCCGTGTTCACTGAGATGCTGCAACAGACAGGCGATGTTGAGGAGGCCTCTGCGGCGGCCCGACAAGCCGCGCCTGGCGCCTCGCAGGCAGCGATGTCCGCAGTGGCAGGTGCTGGTCCGAGCGCAGGACAGATTGTGGAGCAAAACGGAATACGCTATCAAAGACAGGCGGATGGAAGCTTTAAGCAGCTAGGGTAACACATGGCAGAATTTGATCCAACACAACCTTTTGAGGTTGTAGAACCAGAAGCTGCCACACCAACTGGCTTTGATCCAACACAACCGTTTTCCGTCGTTGAAGACGAAGAAAGCGATCGCACGATTGCCAGCGACATTGCGCGCGGCATGGGTGCAGGGGTCGTGGGCCTTGGTCAAGGGATCGCGGAACTCGGTGCTCTCGGCATCGACGCTCTGTTTGACACCGACACGTCACAGGCTACCACGGACTTCTTCGAGGGCGCCAAGACAGGCATGGGTCTGGACCCTGAGACAACGGCAGGAAAAGCGGCAGAGGGGATCACCAACTTTGGCGTGGCCTTTATCCCTGTTGCAGGTTGGCTGGGACGCGCTGGGCAAGTTGCCAAAGGCGCACAGACAGTAGGTAAGGCTGGGCGACTCGGCCGCGCTGCGGAAGCGTTTGGTAAAAGCAAAGCAGGCAAAGCTCTTGTAGGATCTCGTGCACGCTTGGCTGGAACCACAACCCTAGCCGCTGGCGTCTCTGACCTGTTCGTCTCCCCCGAGGGCACAGGCACAATGTCTGACGCCTTTGATGCACTCCCCGATATCCTGATTACAGAAGAAGACACTGGCCTTACAGGTCGGGACGAAGCGTTTCGTCGCCTTCGCAACAAGCTTCGTGTTGGCACAGAAGGAACAGCGTTCGGTGCGGCTTTTGAAACCCTGTTCCCAGTAGCGCGGCTCACGGCCCAAGGTATCTCACAGATACCAGGTGTGCCAGCCACAGCGCGAACCATTGTCGCGGGTATGGAAAAGCTCGGCGGGAAACTTGCGGAGATTCCCGGAGCGCAGAAATACTTTACCTCTGCAGGGCTTACGCCAGCCGACCTTCGTTTTGGCGTTGAGACAGCCGAGGGTATGACCGACACCGCGCGCGTAATGGCCGAGAAGAACCTCATCGACTTTGAGAAGTCTGCCAAGAAACTGGTCCCAGGTGTTGTGGGCCAGCTCCGAGGAGCGGGTCGCGCGGGCTACGATAAACTGTACGACGATCTATTCCTGTATCTGCAAGGCACGGACAATGCGCTGGCCAGCTACGGCTCTGACATCACGAAGCCAGCTGCGCAAATGCGTGACCAGATCTCCCGTATGTCGCAGACCATTGCAGATGACGTGGCAGAAAGCGGCTTGGATCCTGAGTCAAAGAAGCAGATCCTCGACACGTTCCAGAACAACATGGGCGGATACGTTCGCCGCTTGTATCAGAAGTTCGAGAACCCCGACTCTTGGACCTTGGACCCTAATACGTTTACGTCACCCACATTTAAGCGCGCCACGGACGAGGTGCAGCGGGTGTTTGAAAGCATGGACCGCGCAGCGGTGAAGGCTGGTGATATCATGCAGGTGCGCGCGCCAGACGAGGTTCGCACTGCAGCGGAGCAAGAGATCAAGAGACTGCTTGGTTTGGACGCTGTTGAGACAGGACTCACGGACGATGCGTTGCTAGGGCTTCGCAGCACCGTAGCCGCTAAGGGCCAGAAGCAGATCGGCGGTAAGCCTCTGTATAGCATTGCCGAGGGTTTGTTGCAGGAGCGCAGCAAGTTGCTCAACCGAGCTCCGTCACTGCGTGAGCTCCTTGGAGAGATCAAGGATCCGCAGCAAGCCTTCCTGAAGACGGTTGACGACATGGCTCGTTTCTCTGCAGGTAACAAGCTGTATAACCAGTCGCTCAAGCAGTACGGCAAGACAGGCACTGAAGCCCTGCAGATGATAAACCAGAGCCAAGGCAAGGCTGTGCCGTTGATTGTCTATGGCCCAGATGCGGACCAGGTTGGGGCCGAGCTCGCGCAAACAAAAGGCTACGTGAAGCTGGGTGAACCAAACGAGAAGACTGTGTTTGGTGGGAGCTATGGCGCCCTGACAGGGTCGTATGTGGCACCAGAAATCTACGGCGCCCTCACCAGCCCGCAACAAATGACCCAAGGGTTTTTGAACGAGGCCTTGGCGTTGTCGCTGCAGGCAAAGGGTGCAGCGCAGGCAGCCAAGACGGTATACAGCCCTCTAACTCAAGTGCGAAACTTTTTGTCTGGTACATTCCTGACCATGGCAAACGGAAACATGATGCGTGGGATGCCGTTTGGTGACTCTCTTCGGCTGACTGCTGGTAAGGCGGCGAACCTTGCGGATGACGAGTTTCGCAATTTGTTTGAGATCACTGGTAATCTCGGCCTTCGTGACCAGAACCTTACAGTTCAAGAGTTTCGCAACCTTCTGAAAGAGGGTTCTGACATGAAAGTCGCAGGCAAAACACAGGCCGGGGTAAACGCCCTCAAGGAGCGTGTGCCGTTTGCGAAGGCTTTGGAAAGTCTCTACTCGAACTCGGACACATACTGGAAGCTCGTTAACTGGAGCGCTGAAAAAGCAAAGTATACCAACGCCTTCCGAAAGGCGGGTCTCGCACCTGACGCCTTGAACAAAATTGCAGATGACCTCGTATCATCGGGCATCGGTTCTCGGACCGGGGAACTCTCTGGAACGGCCAGCTACCTCGACACTTTGGCAGGCGACATTGTCAAGAACACACAGCCTACATACAGCCGTGTCCCTGAAGCTGTAAAAATGGTGCGCCGCATCCCTGTTGTCGGTAACTTTGTTGCGTTCCCTGCAGAGGTTATTCGCAACACGACCAACATTATGGATCAAGGTCTGCGAGAGATGGGTTTCTCTGCCAAGAAACTGGTTGACGCTGGCACGATATCTCCTCAACAGGCGGCTCAACTTGAGAGGCAGATCCGTGCCATCGGTGCGCAGCGTATCTCTGGCTACATGGCCTCAGCTATCGCGGTGCCTGCTGGTATCCAAGCGGCCGCTACACGCACCCTTGGATGGGACGGAGAAGACGGCCGACCGTCGATCGACGACCTGAACAAGCAAGCGGCAAACTACCTGAAAGGCCACCAGCTGGTTCCCATTTCTGCAGCGGGTGACCCCAATGTGGAGTACATCGACCTAAGCTATATGATGCCGTATGATTTTGCTCTGGCACCAGCTCGTGCGGCCATGCAGATCTACAGCGAGAAGGGTGAGGTCGGCGCAGGTGAAGCAGATCAGATCCGAGCAGCCACGTTTGCCGGTGTCGGCAAGCTCTTAGAGCCCTTTGCAAGCGAGAGCTTGGTGGGTGAGCGCCTTGCGGACGTAACCGTCCGTGGCGGCAAGACGCCTACTGGGGCTCCTATCTTCACAGAAAACACACCGTTTGGTGAGAAGGCTTCGAAAGCCTTTACGCACGTTGCAGGGGCGTTTATCCCTGGAGCAGCTGAACTCTTTGTTCAGGAGCGTCGTGGTCAGCTTGTTCCCGGGCGAGTCACACGTGCCGCCACGGGTATGTCAAGCGCCACTGGTCAGCCTTACGATTTGTTCGAGGAAGGCGCTGCTCTGGTAACAGGGCTACGACCAATGCAAGGACGCTTGAACGAGACCTTCAGCTTCAAAGGGTTTGAGTACAACCAAGCACGCCGAGACGCCACATCGGTGTTCAGTCAGGTTGCCAACGCAAACGACACTGATGAACAGGATGTGCTTCAGGCGTATGAGCGTGCGAACAACCAGCTCAAACGAGGGCAGGCGCAGCTCTATGATCTTGTAGAGTCAGCCCGACGTCTCGGTATGAAGGACTCTCAAATCCGAAAGCAGCTCATCGACGTTGCACGTCTCGGCCGGAACGAGGTCAACATGATCATGCGCGGTAAGTTCGATCCTCTTGGTATTTCAGACGATCGAGTGAAGACTGTTCTACGGGAAGGCCGCGAACAAGCACGTACGTTAAAACGTCTGCCTGTCCGTGAGCTGAAGGCGATCGAGCGGAGTTTCCTCCGTCAGGATCTTGTTCCGCAAGACTACAACGACGAGATTGGTGCGGCGCCTGCGTTCAATCCGAACCAGCCGTTCAGTACTGTACAGGAACCTGTACAACAAAGGGCGGCTCCCGCCGCCCCTGCTATCGCTCCAGCGCCAGTGCCCGCGGTCCCACAGACTCCGCAAGCACCAGCAAGAAACGCACCTCCATCACCCGCGTTGCTGGGCGGTAATATTGTTGATCAAGCGAAGAACGCTGAAATTGCACAGAGACTCTCCGGTCAGTAATCCGCCTTGAACTTTATGTCGATCCCGACGCCGCCAAACAGGATGACGGCGTCCTCTGCAACCTGGTGCATCTGTTCAAAAACTTCCTCGTCGTCCACTGCGGCGGCGAGGTTGAGAGCTGCATCGATGAGGGTCAGGAACGCCTCCACCTGATCCTCGTGCATCTGCTCAAATCCCAGTGTCTTGATGTCCGCATTAAAGCTCATTCGACTTCTCCCCAGTTATTAGGTAGCCCACGCAGGGCAGGAATATCATCGTCAACCTTGGACGGGATTTTCAAAGGAAGCCCTGTCTCCATGATCTCCTTTATCTTAGCAGACTGAGCCTCGTTTTCCACGGAAAAACAAAGTTCATCGTGAACTGTCAGCATCGGCACCAGACCCTCGGCGAAGCAGTCAGCCATCGCCTTCTTGGTTTGGTCGGCCGCCGACCCTTGGATCAACTTGTTTAAGGCCTTGTAAGTAAAGGCTCTTTTCAGAGAACCGCCGTACTCCTTCTTGGCTTCTTCCAACGGCAGAGGCTTGTTGTAACCAAACGAGGTCGGCTCCCAAAGATGGAACCGGCACTTGCGGCCGAGGATCGTGCGGATCTGTCCGTGCTTCTCGCCTTGCGCACTGGCTACCGCGGCCAGCTGTTTAACGAACGGAACTTTGTCGCGATGCTCTTCGATGATTGACTTCGCCTCTTGGTCGGTGACGCCCAGCTGTGCAGCAAGCTTGCCTACGCCCATGCCGTACATGATGCCGAGGTTCACCACCTTTGCTTGCTTGCGAGTGATACCCGCAATGTCCGCAACCATCTGGTGCAGGTCGACGTCACCCTTGTGATACTCCTCAACGATGGTGTCCACCACAGGGCTGCGCATATGGTCTGGCATGGATGCTGCGAAGTGAACCAGCAACCGTGGCTCTTGGCTCGAGTAGTCAAACGAACCCCACATCTGCCCATCTTCTGGTATGAAGAGACCACGGATCAGCTTCTTGATCCCCGGATCACGGGCCGGGATTTGTTGAAGATTGGGGTTTGAACTACTATTATGGTGAACGAGACCGTGGGCTATGTAGCTGTGGTCGGTCTCGACTTCGATGTCCCAGACCTGTGCAACTCCCAGAGGCTCAATTTCCTCAACGGTGACCGAGAATGAAGAGAACGATGTCCCTCCGGTGTCACGAGTGCCAGATTGTCTGGGGAGTTGTCCGCTCGATCCTCGTTGATGTGGTGAACATGCATTCCCTCTGGCACTTCCGTCAGGCCAAGCGTCTGCGCCATAACCACTTGATGCTCGTAGACGTGTTTCGACATAGGTCTCCCCGTGTACCAGCTCGGTTTCAGTACAAGAATGTACCCGTGTGGGTCGCAGAACAGTCGCCCCTTGTGGTTGTGGTGCTTGCTGCCAGTCTTCCCCTTCATAGGGTTCATTGAACCGATCTTCGATCGAGAGTACCGTAGAGCCTGCTCCTCTTTGAGCTTCTCCGGCGGAAGCACGCGACGAACCATCTCCTGCGCTGTGTGAAAGGTAATGGACAGTGCTTTGGCCACTTCCTTGAGAGTTGGTTTCTCCTGCGCCTGATACAAGGCCACGGCTTTTTGGCATAACTCCTCGTCCGCCAAATGTTTCTTTGAAATCGACACCTGTTACCTCCTGTCCAACTGTAAGGTCTCCAACGCTCTTCCACCCAGATGCTGTGAAGACACGATGGTTTCGGGTACATTTTATAACACTACCAGAAGATACCCGAAGTGCAACCATTTCTTCTTCACCCTTGTATATAAGGTGACGAATAGGCTGAAGGCGACCGAGGTGTGTGATTGCATAATCACTTCGAGGTTTGATCTCTACGATAGGCACAGGCCCACGCTGGGTTTCGATCAAGGTGTCTGCTGACACACAGAACCGACCAGTCACTGTGCCACCGTCATCGGAGCGCAGCTGGTGAAATTCTGTATGAATACGGCCGTTGTGTGCGTGGCGCAGGATACTGTCGATAAAAGTGCTGTCAGCTTTGTCAAACTCGCGCAAGCGTACGATCTGCTGGCACACCTCATGTGGGTGGGCATTCAGATACTGCTTTGTAAACGAGGCGGCGCCAGCTTCTGTCTTGGGATACTGCAGGTTCAGGGACTCGAACACCTTCCGCACGCTGCCCGCGGCCCACGGTTCAATGGCCACGCCTGTCTTGTGCTTGATGTCGTCCTTCAGTTCTTGGACCTTGAGCTTGAGACCCTGCTTGGCGATGTCCGCTTTGTCGATATCCACACGCACGCCGTTGGCCCGCATCTTCACCATCAGCGGGATGAGAGATGTCTCCAGATCAAAAATGTGTGTCAGCTCCTGAGATGTGATCTCTGTCTTCAAGCGGTCCCAAAGCTTCAGCGTCATGAGCGCATCCTGCTCGGCGTACGCTCCGACATACGACGGCGGCAGCCGCCACATATCTGCCTTGGGGTCAATGCCCCAGTCCTTGGCCGCAGCGCGCAGCATCTTCTCGTCCTTGCGCATATCGATGTAGTCGCGGCCTAGGTTGTTCAGGCTGTATGACCAGCGGTTCTCGTCGATCACAGGGGCGGCCACCATGGTGTCGATGATCCGACCTTGGACCTCGACCCCTTCAGCAAGCAGCCAGCCAGTATCGTAGGTCGCGTTGTGCATCAGCTTGTCAATGTGCGGCGTAGCCATCTGTTTGCGCAGCCACTTCAGTGTCATCTTGGGATCCATGTTGTGTCCGTTCTCGTGACGGATCGGGAAATACCAAGCGTTGTCGCCCGCAGCTACAGCAATGCCAACGACAAACCCGTCCTTGCGTGCCCAGCCTGGGCCCATGGTCGTGAGGTTCGGGTCGCAGGTCTCGAGGTCGATCGCGATCTGAGGATACTTTGTCAGGTCAGGGAACTCTGGTGGGATGTTCCAATCAGGCTCGAGCTTCTCACCCAAGTCCATGCGGTCCAGAAAGGAGATAGTGCTCTTGTCTTTACGGTCTCTTGCCATGTTCCTCAGTCCTTTGTTGGGCGGTCATCTGTGCCTGTGCCGCGCTCTTCGTATGCAATCAAGAAGGCTATGCAGCAGCCCGCATGCCAGAGGTGCGAGCGCCCCGTTTCTTGATCCTTGTTCTCGCCTGACCACCATGCCCACATATGACGCATCAAAGCGCCAAAGACACGAGACCACTTCATCCCCTTCTCCCAGTTGCGGTCATCATATTTCTCCGCCCCAAAGGTCAGGATGTCGCCCACGGCTACAATGAGTTCTGGTGGGATCAGTTCCATCCGCACCTTGTCGGTGTCGTCCTTGTGGGCTCCAGTCTTCAAGAGTTCTTCTCGGTTATCTGACATCGACCATCACTCCCGCTTCGTTAAACATCTCCATCGACAACGCAATGTCACCCTCCCAGCGCTCAACGAACTCCTCGTCAGGCGTGGGCCAGCACACGTTCGCTACGCCCATCTGGATAATCTGTGCCGCGCACTGGGTGCAGCAAGGATGTGTGCAGAAGAGTGTCGATCCGTGGACCGAGGTCGTAGCAAAGCTCAACGCGTTCCGCTCAGCGTGCAGCACCATCTTGTATTTAATGGACCGATCATTCAACCGCTTCTGGCTGTCGATCACACCACGAGGCAGACCATTGTAGCCCCCGGCTACAAGGCGCCGCTTGTCGTCGAAGATTACAGCACCGACCTTGGTACTCGGATCTTTGCTCAGCTTGGACATATGCTTGGCCAGGTCGACAGCCCAATCCCAAAGTCGTCCTTCTTTAAATGCGTAGGTCATAGGTGATACTTATACCTCTTTTTGCTTTCGATGATGTGCAGGTTCTCCCGTGTACGGGTGATACCCACGTAGAACGCGCGGTGCTCGTCGTCTGGGTACGAAGTCTCCTCGCAGGCTCTGGTGCTGCCGAGATACACTGCGCAGTTCTCGTCCTCCCCACCCTTCATGGCGTGGAAGGTGGACAGCTTGATGCGCGGCGGCTTGGACAAATCCTCACCGGACTTCTCAACGTGCCGTAGGTAGGCTTGTCTGGACTGTCCGAAACCCAAGACGTCAAAGACATCCCTGTATTCCCCCAGCAGGTTGGGCTGCTCCAGCAGACCGAACTCGTCAGCCAGCTCACGCATCGTCAACCGTGCTTCTGGGTCCGCGGCCTCGAGCAGCTTCTTTGACCCACGCTTTACGACAGCCTTGTCACCCTGCTTGGGCACAGCCTCATACATCGTATAAACGCGGCTCAGGTCCACTGCCTTACCGGCTGCAAGCTCACGCCACGTGTTGATCGTCTCAGCCTGCTCTCGGGTGATCGGGGCGCTGCCCTTCAGAGAATAGTAGTAGCCCATCTCCTCGATCTCTTTGGCCATGCTGTTGACGTAGGAGTTGATGCGGCACATCAATGTCCAAGACCCCGTCTGCAACGGCAGGCTGCTCAGGTCATAGTGCCATGTGACAGATCCCTCACGGTCGGTTGGGTGGTAGGTCTTCGGCACACGGTCCTTGATCCTACGAACCACGCGCTGCGCCAGGTCAAACACCTTCCTGGGCAGGCGGTACGATTGTTCCAAAACAATGCGGTTCGGGGACATATTGATAAACTGCTTGACGTTCACCCCTGTCCACCGGTGAATAGCTTGGTCATCGTCCCCCGCAATCCATACTTCCGTAGCATTGGCAGCCATGTGCTGGACCATTGCCCACTGCAGCGGCGTCAGATCCTGTGCCTCGTCGACAATCAGAACCTGCAGGTGCGGTGACTCGACGGTCTGAGTGTACACATCGATCATGTCCACGAAGTCCAGCTTACCGAGCTTCGACTTGTACTCGATCAGCGTGTCTCGAACCTGCTTGCACTTGAAGAACGACAGGTCCGAAGTGTCGTGGTCCTTCCACTCCTCGCGGATGTCAATCATGCGGTAGCGTGCACGATCGATGACCTTCATGTACTTGCTACCACGGCGCAGGTCTGACGGTATGAGCATACCGTCCTCCGGCTGTGTGTTGATAATGAACTCCTCGCCCAGCATTTTGCCCAGCTTCTGGTAATCAGGCGGGCTCATGACGTCATCCCGTTTGATCTGCAGCCCAGAGAACCCAGTCGAGTGCAGCGTGCGGAAGTTGATCAGCTGCTTGTCGTCGAGGTTGAAGCGGTTCTTGGCGCGCTCCTTTGCCTCTTGGATGGACTTGCGAGAGAACGAAACAAACGCAATGTGCTGTGGGTTCATGCCGGCCTCGAGATGCTTCTCAATGATCTGCATCAGGCGCTCAGTCTTGCCGCAGCCCGGAGGTCCGAAGATCTGTGTGCTGTTCTCAATCATAGCTCATCTCCTCCAACCATGCGTTGATCACGTCTGGTGACCAGCGCAGCGTGGACCTTGAACCTTGGCCCAAGCGCATCGGCGCCGGCATACTGTCTTCTTTGATCCACTTGTATACGGCCGCGGGTGTGACCTGCAGATACCCTGCAAGTTCTCTGACTGAGATCATCCGATCAGAAGGGTATGTCATTGTTGATCTCCTCTACTGGAAGCTCGATCTCTTCCTCTTTCATTTCTGGAACCCACCAAACTCTGAGGCTGCCCCATGACCCATCGGCTTTCTTGTAGCGCTGGGTGCCGTTGAAGCTCTGCTGCCCGTTCAGGCGTTTGATCTCCTCCTGCAGTTTTGCTCGGTTCTCGGACCACGGATGCTTCCGGTTCTGCAGGAAGTTGACCAGTCCCTCGATACGGAACTTAACCAAGCCGTTGTCATGATAAGGCTTGCCCGTGTGCAGCTCCTCTGGATCATAGGCTTGCGCACTGCCGTTGCAGTATGATTGCAGAAGGTCTTCGAAACGCCCTGTCATTGTCAGCTCTCGATCGACCTCGATGTAGGTTGCCTGCTTCAGCATCCCGTTCACCATGGCTGTCCAGTCTTGCTCCTTCATCCTCGAGGGCATGAAGTTGATCTGCGTAAGACAGGCCTTTTGCCACTGCGCCTGGTTGTGCAGCTCGTCCACGTTCAGCTCTACACGCTTCCCGTTCACATCCATGAAGTAATACGGAGGCTGGGACAGAATGACAGTCAAGCCGCCAACCTGTGCCTTGCTCTCGCTATCTCCGCCAACGCCATACTTCTTGGTGCGGCAAACCTCTTTGTCACAGTGCGAGCAGAACGGCTCGATGTTGCAGGTGTAGAAGTAGTCTTTCTTCTTCAGCTGCTTGACGATTCCAATCACCTCTTGGGCGTCGAGCATAGGCTCCATGAACACGCGGTTGTATTCCTCAACCATCCGCTCCCATGTGTCGCTGTATTTCAGTTTGGCGTACACGCCCATCTGCAGAAGTGTGTTGTTTCTCATTTCACCCACTGTCCCTGTTGCCACCAGCAGGCGCAGACAAGGAGGCCCGTCAGTGAAGTGCTCCTGTGATCCCGCAAGGTCGAGAGAGTCCAGAGAGCTCATCGCTGTGCGGTTCTTCTCCACGCTGTCCAAGAACTCCTCGAGCTCCATGGCTTCTGCCTTCTTGTCGAAGGCGTAGCGTGTGGTCTGCTCCGCGTTGAAGTATGGCATATTGATAAAGTTGCCGAGGTCGCCGCGCTCCACCAGGATCTCGTCCTGTTTTGGGAAGACCTCGCACCCTGAGAAACCCAGAGCGATCGACATCTCCGTCAGGTGCTCACGGATCAGTGACGCTGGCTGCCAGTCTTGCAGAAACAAATACAGGTGTGCGCCACCAGACTTGGTGCGGCAGTGGAACAACGGGAGCTTCAGATCTTGGATCTTGCGCTGCAACGCAGCGTGGTCCAGATCATACACGTCGATATCCAAGGCACCGAAGCGGCACTGGTTGGCAGGGCTGGTCGTGATTGGGATCGCACCGATGCCTTGCTTGCCATCAATGTGTGCCTGTGCTTGTGCCTCGGTCAGCTGACCGCGACGCACAAAGCTCTTTGCTTCTGCTTTGCCCTTGCGGCCAACACGTCCTACGGTTGTCTCCCCGTATGCTGCATCGGAGCCCTCAAAGGCGACAAGCAGTCTTTTTGCTAAGGTCATAACTTGCTCCTGATTGATTGATGAGGGGGCGAGATCGTTTGGTGCCCCGCCCCCGAGACTTAGCTAAGTTAGCTAAACCCGACTCTAAAAAGGAATTTCCGAGTCATCATCAACACGGGATGAACCAGCTTGCTCCTGACCGTCGTTGGCTGCGGCCTTGAGTTCCCCGGCTGCGACCGACTCACGGAAGGTCTTGGCCTCGAGGAGCAGGTCACGGCTCTCGACAAGCCCGATCTTCTCGACTGCCCAGTTGGACCACGAACCTTGGTCATTGCTCTCCTCAACAGAGGTTAACTTCCACATCGTGGCGAACACCGGAGGCGTGATCATCTGACCAGTCTTCGGGTGCTTGAGTTTGTTCATCGCGATCTGCGTCTTCCAGCGGCGCGACACCTTGAGCTGTGTCGACTTCATGTCGATCACAACGGGCTGGGTCATGCCTTCCTCGTCAACGACAAGGCAGAAGTGCTGATCAGATTTCACAAGCTCGTTCCCTGTGGGCAGGATCTCCTTAGACCCTGAGCGTGTAGTGCGCTGCAGGACAGGGTCGTTTGCTGGGATCTCACCACGGAACCCGCCGCCTTGATCACGAGGTACGAACTCGAGATACTTGGTGGTCTGGAAGCAGGGGATCACAGTGAGACCTGTCTCGCCGTCCCAATACTGGCCGGTCACATTGTTGAAGGCGTCACCTGCATCGGCGCCCTCGATGAACTCAGACTTCTTCTTGCTGAGCTGTGGTGACAGAGGCTGGAGCAGACGCACGAATGGGATCTGCATTTCGCTGCTGTCAAAGGATGCACCCTCGCCAGCGCTGTCAAAGATGTCGTCCATCACGTCGGTAGAGATAGAAGTCTCTTGTGCTTTTGTTACTGCGGTCATTTACTTTCTCCGGATTTCTGCTGCGTTTGCAACGAAGGCCCCGAACATATCGAGGTCGATTGGTTTACCACTCTCCATGCGCTCTTTAACAAACGCTTTCAGGGTCATGGGGTGAACGTAGGTTTTGGCCGAGGCATTGTAGCCGCGGTCCTGCAACATCCCGAGCACATCGCCCGCGACATTGTCTTCTCCTTTGCCGAAGGAGCAGGTGACATCGTTCTTGATGATGTCATCGAGGCCCTCGGACCTTAGCCACCCCAGAGCTTCGTCCTTGCGGTCTGCTGGGATAGAAGCATGCACCATCATCTTACGAGTGACAGTCACCCCGTCTACGTCAATACGCTCCACGCCCATCTCATCCATGAGCGCAGGTATCTTGTCGATAGAAAGGTTTTGCTTATCAGCCTTGAGTGACTTGAGGTGCAGCTCAGTATCCTTGATCTGGTCTTCGACTGAGCGAAGCGTCTTTACAAGGTCACTGAGAGTCTTGCTGGTGCCTACATCTACATCGCCGAGGGCACCAGCTTCGTCGAAGATGTCGTCAAATATATCAGTCATAAGTTTTTTCCTCTTCAGGGTTGATTGTGGGCAACTTGTTTGCTACCCATAACCAGAACATAGAGACAGGGAAGAGGGTTGTCAATGGAGTTCTTTAAAACAAAACCATACCAACAGCAGCTTGAGGGTTTTCCCTTTAAGCTGCCACCGTATGCACATCAGCTGGAGGCTGTTTCGAAAAGTTGGGATCGCGAAGGTTACGCTTTTCTAGCTGACATGGGCACCGGGAAAAGTAAGATGCTTATCGACACCATAGGCATGCTGTACTTAAACGAGGAGATCAACTTCGCTCTGATCATCGCACCCAAGGGTGTGTTTCGCAACTGGCCGGAAAAAGAATTGCCAGAGCACATGTCGGATGCAGTAAAGCACCGGGTGATTCGCTGGTCCTCTAGCTCCACCAAAAAAGCCAAGGAAGAGATGGCTTCTGTTAAGGACGACTTTGACGGACTTACTGTATTCGTAATGAACGTAGAGGCCTTCTCTTCTCTGAAAGGGCGGAACGCAGGGGAGTGGATGGCTAAACGATTTGGCGTGAACGGGTTGATCGCAATCGATGAAAGCACAACCATCAAAAACCCTAAAGCTAAACGAACCAAAGCACTGACCAAGATCGCATCTGGTTTCCAGTATCGACGAATCCTCACAGGATCACCTGTGTCGAACAGCCCAATGGATGTCTACTCTCAGTTCGAGTTCATCGGTTCAGGGTCACTGGGATTTGAATCTTACTACGCATTTCAAAACAGGTATGCCGTCACACAACGGCGCAGCATGGGTGCACATAGCTTCGATCAGATCGTAGGCTACCGAAACATTGAAGAGCTGACCGATCGTATCGACAGGCACGCTTACCGCGTTCGCAAAGAGGATTGTCTTGACCTGCCTGACCGCACTTTCACCACGCGCCTCGTACCTTTGTCACCGGAGCAGTTCAGGATGTATGAGCAGCTCAGAACCATGGCCTTAACCATGTTGGAAACAGGTGAACTGGTGACAGCGCCTGCGGTAATCACCCAGCTCTTGCGGATGCAACAGGTGCTGTGTGGGCACATCCAAACCGATGACGGGGAACTTAAAACCTTTCCCTGCCCCCGCCTGGATGCCGCCCTCGACATCGCTCAAGAAACCAGCGGGAAGGTTATCTACTTTGCACGGTTCCGCTATGACATTCAGCAGCTGGTAGAGAGGTTGAGGAAAGAGTTTGGGGAGCATTCGGCGGCCGCATACTACGGAGACACCACTGTCGAAGAACGCAGCCAGATTATGAAGGACTTCCAGAACCCAGACCACCCTCTCCGCTTTTTTGTAGGTAACCCTTCAACAGCAGGGTACGGCTTGACGCTAACACAGGCAAAAACAACTGTGTTTTACAGCAACTCCTTTTCACTGGAGCAAAGAATACAGGCACAAGACAGGAACTATCGCATCGGCCAGGATCAAAAAGTGCTTTACATAGACCTGATAAGTGATGGTACAATAGACCAGCACATCGTGCAGTCTTTGAAGAACAAGATTGATCTGAGTGCGAAAGTTCTAGGCGAAGAGGCAATGAAATGGCTAAATGTAAAACCATCGAAATAGGGCTGTTTAAAAAACTGCTCCAGTACAGCCCCCAAACAGGGAAGCTATACTGGAGACCTCGAGACGAAAGCACCTCACCAAGACCAGCGTCTTTCAACACCAGACACGCACACACTGAGGCGGGGTGCCAGAATGATAAAGGGTATATGCTGCTTTCGGTGTGCAACCAGAGGCTTCGTGCGCATCGAATTATATATGCCATGATGACAGGTGAGTGGCCCGAAGAGATCGATCATATTAACGGTGATCGATCGGATAACCGTTGGTCAAATCTTCGGAACGTGACCCATAGAGAGAACCGGGCAAACAGCTACGGGTGGTCTAAGAAAACCAGCTCAAAGTTTATAGGTGTGTGCAAGCAGACAGGCTCTGACCGCTGGAAGGCGCAGGCCAGCGTGAACGGTAAAGCCAAGCACCTTGGTTTGTTCGACTCAGAGATTGAGGCTGCTAAAGCACGAGACGATTTTGTGGCCAGCATTAACCCATACGCTAGACTGAATTTTCCAAAGGATCTGATATGACCGACAAGCTAGAAGACCATGACGACATCATAGAAGTATTCGTCGACTACAAGAAGGGCCTTCGAACCATGAAGACGGCCACCGCAGAGATGGTCCGCCTGGGGTTCGAGGAGAACGTAGCCTATGCCATGCTCAAGAGCATGAAGAAGCATAATGTCGTCGACATCCGAAACAAATCCTACGAGCCTCCGCAGCTGGTCGGCACCGACAAGAGTCGGAAACGAAGGGCTTGCACTGACGATGCAAGTGGGGTAGAAACAGACAACAAATGACGAGGATGCTATGCCCAAGAAGAACACCGCAGCCGACCTGAAGTTTCGCAACGTGGGTCTACTACTTGAAGATCACGAGATGCTCCGCCAGCTCGCCGACCGCGAGCAACGCTCGATGGCCCGCCAGCTTTCCGTCCTGATTCGGAAAGCGCTGGAGGATGCAGAGGAAGTATGATACCTTACCCCTGTCATACTTCCTCCCAAACTCGGACGGCCCTTGTGGCCGTCCTTTTTCATTGAGGTGAACACATGCGAAAACTGAACACGATCTACATTCATTGCACCGCGACCCGAAAAGAGTGGTGGGCGGACCGTCGACCCACTGAAAAGGTTGACGAGGTACGACGCTGGCATACACAAGGTCGAGGGTGGAGTGACGTAGGCTACCACTACCTCATCGATTTGGATGGAACAGTGGTTGAGGGTCGCCCCATTGAGAAGGCCGGTGCCCATGTCAAGGGACACAATGCCAACAGCGTCGGTATCTCCCTGTTCGGTGGCCATGGCTCGGACCAGTACGACAAGTTCGAGGACAACTTCACACCCGAGCAGGATCGTGCGTTGCGCAAGCTCATCGCGCAGCTCCGCATGGAGTATCCGTCGATCACAAAAGTCCGAGGGCACAATGAGGTGTCCCCCAAAATGTGCCCAGGCTTCCAGGTGGACAAATGGTTGAACAGCGCAGAGACCGAGAAGAAACCCGAGCGCAAGAAGATTGCGCAGACCAAGACAATCCAAGCTTCGTCTGTTGCAAAGCTGGCGACGCTCGCGTCACCTGCGACGATTGCCACTGTCGGTGGGCTGGAGTGGCAGAAGCTCCTGATCATGGGCGTGTTCGCCTTGGTGGCTCTGGTCGCGTTGGGGGTAGTTGACCTCGAGCGTCTCAAGAAATGGAACCTCGGAGACCGTTAATGTTCTTGCTCGGCAAACTGAAGATGTATGCGGCGCTGATTGGTGCGGCCTTGGTGGCAGTCGTGACTGTCTACTACCGAGGGCGTGCCGATGGCAGGGATGAGCTCGAGTACGAGATCAAGGATGACCGCCTAGAAAAGATACTCAAAGCAAAGGATGTACAGGATGACGTACAAGCTCTTGATGATAATGGCCTTGCTGACCGCGCCTCTCGCTGGGTGCGCAACGATAACGGGTGACACATACTGCGACATAGCCTCGCCTCTATACTTCGATTCCGACAAGACTGTCTCATGGTTGTTGCAGAATGATCGTAACCTCATGGTCGATATCATTGTCCACAACGAGACGAACGAACGGATATGCAGAAACTAAATGCCCTCAGCAGCCTGCTGCACGGTGTATCATTCCGTGATACACACGAGAGCCTGTGCTCCCGTGCGTGGCGCTTACAAAGTGAGAACAGGTTCTGGAAAATCTGGACCCATGTGTTCGGAAGGAGGCATTGCTACACCTCCTTCGAACACTACTGGCTTATTCCTCTGTCGGATCCTCATCAAAGTCCCGAGTGTGAATCGCCCACACCCGGTGCGAAGAACGGCTCTGATCAGGTGAGCTGAACACGTCAGCCTTGACGATGTCGCCAGAGGCGAACAGGCCCTTGCACAGCGCGCCTACAGCGCCCGCATCCATGCTCATCATCCGTGCCATCGTCGCCGTGCGCATCGGTCCGTGCTCCTCGAGCAGATCCTTGATGTGCTCGTGAGGTTTGTAGTTGATCACCACATCTGGCGTTTCCTCCTCGTCGTCAAGATCATCGAAGATCGAACCTCGGACCACGGCCCGCATAGCACGCCACGGGACGTGGTCACGCTTGTCCTCGTAGTTCGGCATCAGGTGGGCTTCCAGCACGTCACCGTGCTTGATCTTCACGGCGCTGACGATACGCGCGTTGATGAACACCGCCTCGCCTTCTTCCGTTGCAGCAAAGGCGCTGCCCACTGTTGTGACCTGGTCTACGATGATGTTCTTTTTCTCAATCATATTAAGCATTGGTTGTCTCCGTTTGTGTTTCTTCTGTGTGGGCGTCCCGAAGGACTTCTACGATATACTCCGCAAGTGTCGCGCACCCTGTTCCCAAGGTCTGATCGCTGAGCCAGTCTACCTGCTCTCGGGTCAACGCTGCAAGGATGTCGCTGATCGATCCGTACTTCACGTTCTGTTGCGCCAGCTGGTAGCGGATGTCCCCTCGCCCCTTGGACGCAAGTCTTCCATGCTGTCGACCACGGTACAAGGCACTGTTGACCATGCTGTAAGACACATCCAGTGCCGCGGCGATCTCCTTCGGTTTCATTCCCTGCCGCTTCATCTCCCAGATCTGAAACGTCCGCTCTTTGGTTTGTTGTCCGTGCATCGTGCTCTCCTTAATGTATGCTGTGGTCCATGTGGTGGACGGTAAATGACTCAGGTGTGTTGGCCACCTCAGACAGGTAGCGGAGGTATGCTGCTGTGTTCTGCAGCCCGTGAGCCATGCTCACAACCGTCAGGATAAAGGCGCACAGCATCTCCTCGTCGAAGTCATCAGGTAGGCTCTTCTGAAACGCTGTAACGACGTCGCATACAGCGTCAAGGGTGTCCTTCAGTTCTCGCTCCTCGGTCATTGGTCTTCCTCAAGCATTGCCTTGTAGCGGGCGATCCGCTCCTCCAAGATAGCCAGGTCCGTGCTCACCCAGGATGGTCGCACGCCCTGGTATTTGAGGGCGATGTTGCTGCGTTCAGCGGACCACGCCGCGATGCAATCCTTGATCTCGTCTTGAGGTAGGGTCATTGGGTCTCTCCTTCTTTCACAATCAAATCCAAAGCTCGTTGGATGTCATACACGCTGGGCGTCGGGCCGCCGCGCTCGTAACCCTGCAGCTCGGCTCGTAGTGCGTTGCGCAGATCCTTCGTATACTCAAAGGCTTGGTTCAGTTTGTCTTGGTTCATGGTTCTCGGTCCTCGATCCAGTCATATACTTCCTGCAGGTCCACGCCGTAGGCCGCGCACCGCAGCACCAAAGCAAGTGCCTCGTTCAGCAGCAGCTGAACCGTGTCCTCTGGCAGGACACGTCCTCCAAGTAAGTCATGCGTTCTAGTAATCCAATAGGGTCTACAACCTGCCAAAAGGCGTCTCTGTTTTTGACAGCAGCAGCATAAGTAGCAGCAACAGCAGCAGCAGCAGCAGCATCAGCAGCATCAGCAGCAGCAGCACGAGCAACAGCAGCAACAGCAGCAGCAACAGCAGCATCAGCAGCAGCACGAGCAACAGCAGCATCACGAGCAACAGCAGCAGCAGCATCATAAGTAGCAGCAGCAGCATAAGCAGCAGTATAAGCACGAGCAGCAGCATCATGACTGCGTTCACGGCACATCCTCGACCACTCAACGCCAAAGCCATAAGTGTCTGCAGTGTCCTGTAGCTGTGGCAAAACTGTTACCCACATCCAGTCAAGCAAAACACCCAGCCGTTCCTGTTCTTTGTCACGCCCTGTGCCTGCCATGTTTGGCAACAGCGCCTTGTAACGGTTACTGTTGCGTAGAACATCAGGCATGGCGTCTTGTAGTTTGATAGTAGCCTGACCCAACACCTCACTCATGCAAGCAGGTATGGTGTCAGTTAGCTCACCTTTGATCGCCAAGTTAATCGCAGCAATAGAGCAGGCGCTTTCCTTAGAGCCAAAACCCGAAGGTAACTCATGTGTGGAAAGGTATTGCTCAAGTTTGGTGCGGTGTTCTTCTGTGAATGTGTCAGTCATTCTGTTTCTCCTCGATCCATATGTCCATGAAATAAGCGCACTTGTCGGGTGTCTGCGGTTCAAACTTAGCAAACGATTGACGAAAGGTGCTTGGCTTTGCCTCATGCCGATAGCATTCATCCGCCATCGGACATTCGTCATTGGAGCACATCGTAATGTCAGGCATCTTTCCCTCCTTTCAGTTCTGCGAGGGTGGTGCGGGCTTTGTTCCCGCCATCTTCTTGCAACGCGTGTCGCCCGCTATCGCCTCCACTGTGTATCAGGCGGCACAGACGCGCCTGCTCTGCATACCATTCCAAGGTATCAACCGCCTTAGCCAGCTTCGCCTCTAGCTCCTCGACCCTCTCCTCAAGCATCACGTTATCCGCTGCTATCTCTTCATACTCATCCTTGAAGTCATACTCTTCTTGCTCCCCCACAGCCTCATATGTCTTCTCGAAGATGTCAGGCTCAAGCAAGCCGAGTGGGATACGGTTCTCAAGCAGGTCTTTGTTGTCTTGTGTCATCTGTTCCACCCCTTGCGCTCCGTATAAAAGTCCTCCGCAATCGCACGTGCCAAATCACGGATCGTCACGTCCATGTCCCACACATCATCCATCACGTTCTCTATGTGATCCGCAAGGCTCGCAATGCTCACGGCCGTAATCTCATCCAGCAGTACGCCGCCGTCCTTGCCCCGTGGTCCGTGGTCCTCGAGCCGCGTCAGCTTTCCGACACCACTGTCTTGATACGCAGGAATTTGGTTCCAACGCTCGCCGTCAAACTGGTCCAGATAGTGGCTCGTCTCAGCGTTGCCGTCCGCGTTGACCCTCGTGTAGTTCACAGCGCGGATCATGCCCTTCCATGACCTGTTGTCCTGTGTCATATTCTCTCTCCTTGATTAAAATTCTGGCTCGCCGTTCTCCGCCAACGAAGGCAAAGAATATGCGTAGTCCCTGTTCCTCTTCGCACGCAGGTCAGGCACGTCGTCATACGATATGTTGTCCGACGCAATCAAACCAAGCTCGCGGAGCTCATGCTCTATATACAAAGGGATCGGTCCGTGGTCCTCGGTCATCCTTCCATCTCCTGAATCTGTGCCACATAGCGCTGAATGCGCTCTTCGAGTATCGCAAGCTTCGCCTCAAGTTCTTCGATGCGGTCAGCGGACAAGCTGAACAAAGCTTCTGCTAAATATACTTCCTGCACATCGTCGCCAATCTGTGAGCGCAATTTTTTTACTAGATCGTCACTCATCTTGCTCTCCTTATCTATTTTCCAATCTAGGTGAAGCCAGTCAGTATCTTCTGGCATCATTTCTACTTTGTCACCATGAAGTTTCTTTAGTCTAGCCCATGCTCCTGCGTTGTTCATTCTCAGCAGATAAGAGCCTTTACCGCAACGGTAATCAGAACCACTTGAACCCTTGAAGTAGAAGTAGTCGTCACTCTCGTTGACCTCAGTGATACCGCTGTTCATTCTCCAGCTATCACCATCCAAGTAACCACCGCTCCACCCTGCAAGAACACGGTAGTGAGGGTCATCACCTTTCACCTTGACGACAACCCAGTTGTCAGGTGTGTAAGTAGTCATTCTGTTACCTCCTCATGCGTCACGCCGAGCTCCTCGGAGATCCACGCCATAGCCGTGCAGATGTCGGCCCAATCCTCGTCGTAGTCTGGATCCACGCCCTCGGGGATGGTGAGCTCACGATGCAACTCAAGAGCACCCCACACAACCCCCAGACAGCTCGCTTTGTCGTTCGCGGTCATTGGCCCACCTCCTGCGTCAAAAGGTTCTCGGTTCTCGGTTCTCGGTTCTCGGTCATCGCACACGTCACGTTCCGCAGAGGCGTCACATACTCGTCCGCAATAGAGTTCTCCGTAGCGTAGTCCACGGCGCTCGCAACTCGGGTCAGGTATTCCTTCGTCACCATGTCCTCGGGCGATGGCAGCTTGGCGATATACTCGTGCGCTGCTTCGAAGGTGTAAAAAAGCTTCATACTATCACCTTCAAACGGCTCCTGATCGTAAAGGGACTTGATCCAGACGCTGAAACTGTCTTGGTATATATCAACCTCCGCTTCTGGTTTTATCACGCCCTTATCAAGCATCTCCGCAACCAGTGCGTCGATCTCGGCTCGGATGTCTTTGATTGGTTTGGTCATGTTCTCGTTCATTGGTTCTCGCTCCGTGGTTAAAACACTCAATGTGTTGTGTCGTGCTTGGAGGTTATCGACAAGTGGAGGGTGGGTCAAGGGGCTTGTGCAACAAAATGCAGAGTTAAGGGAGAACGCAGCACGGTCCCATGTTCGCGGACCATGCAACAAAATGCAGAGTTACAGGAGCACAGTGCACGCAGCACGGTCCTTGGTCCTCGGATCAAAGAGGGTTTTTCGAGGATATTGTAAGAAAGTCCTTGGTCCTCGGACCTTGGTTTGATATACAAGGTGCGTCCAACGGACAAAAATTACCCCTGATTCGTCTCACTCGTAACGAGCCGTTACACTTGCTTGATTGTAAGTGTAACGGATTTTTGTGTTTGTTTACAGTGTTTTAGGGGTTAAAAAGCCTGTAATCTGAGTCCGTAACAGGGTTTTTTCCAGAGAACCTGAGTAAAAGTGAATCGAAAACTTCCAGATTGGGTATAGGGAGTGTAACGAGTAGTGTTTTTATGTGTTAGAGTATTGTTTTTACTGGGTTATTCCCGTCACAATATCCGTTACACTGACAATCTCTATCTGTAACGGTGTAACGAGTTCCTAAAGGATCGGTTTTTGAAGGTTTTGTTTTTTTGTTAACTGAAATCCTCTGGAAAAATCCCTTTACGTTTCTGGGAAGAGCGCCTCTTGAAAGGACAGCGGTGCTTGTTGTATAGTGCCCACAAGTAATCTCTGGAGGACACCTTGGGAAAGTATGTGAAGAAAGAATACCCTGAAGGCACACCCATCCGCGCTGATGGAAAGCCTGACCCACGCAAGGGGAGGATCACCAATAGGCAAGAGACCTTTTGTAAGCTGGTCGTTGAAGGCATCTATTCAAACTCCGAATGCGCACGGCGCTCAGGTTTCTCCGTTGCCACCTCAGCAGGCTATGCCAAGAAGCTTTTGGATGGCGTAGAATACCCCCATGTGGTGGCTCGGATCCAAGAGCTGCGCGAGGAGCGAGAACGCCGCTACGGTGTGACCACCATCGGCCAGCTTGAGCGTTTGGCAAAGCTCTCACGTGGTGCTGAAGATGCAGGCCAGTTCAGCTCTGCAATCAACGCAGAAAAGATTCGCTCGGCGCTGGGCGGATTGACAATCGACCGCCGCGAGAACATCAATGTCATGGATCAGATGAGCCGCGATGAGATCACCTCGCGCTTGGCCGCTCTGCAACAGCAATATCCGCAGGTCTTTCAGATTGAGGGCTCCCAGATGCGGGACGTCACCCCAAGTGACACCAGCACCGAGCTGTTAGACTACGTCGAGGGCAGGACAGTAGACAAAGGCTAACCCATCGGCTATACGGAAAAGGAAGCCCCCGCGCTGCGACAACAGCCGAGGGCATGATCGAAACCTTAAACTGCAAGGGAGGCTTCAATGCCCAGCAAATTACTATCTATCGAGACTCTTCGCAAGCTCCTTCGCCAAGACCCTGAGACAGGTCTTTTGTTTTGGCGCGAGCGCACCCCTGATATGTTCGAGGCAGACACCCCTGAGAAGGCCGCCGCCATATGCACCCGCTGGAACACACGGCACGCGCACCAGTCAGCCTTGATTACCTTCGGGCCATATGGTGCGACAGGTAGGATGGGTGGCAGGAACTACACAGCTTCACGGGTTGCGTGGGCTATGCATCACGGGGAATGGCCGAATAAAAACCTATGGATAAAAAACCTAGACGGTGATCGGTTCAACATCCGCATTGATAACCTCGCCTTGCAGACCAAGCAGGAAGCCAATACCGCTGAGCGTGAGTCTACTCTTTTGTATGACAAAAAAAGACGCCGTTGGGTGCCCCGTATACACAGGGACGGAAAGCGTATAGAGCTTGGTAAGTTCTTTCACCGAGAAGACGCTGAAACCGCCCTGCTTCAGGAGCAAATAAGACAGGAACGACGAACAAATGAGCCAAGGCCCTGAGTCCAGATTCTGGAATACGCTGAAGTCGTCCATGCCCCCAAAGAGCTTCGCACAGCGCGTTGAGAACCGTGCGGGGGGTGGGGTGCCCGACGTGTTCGGAACCCTATCAGGGCTACCGTTTTGGGCCGAGCTAAAGGCAACAAAGATTTCGACCATAAAAATCGCCCCTCATCAGGTCGCGTGGCATACTTCATTCTGGGCTCACGGGGGTATCTCGTTTTTCTTGATAAACGCCCTCTCTTTCAAAGAAATCCGAATAATCGAGGGCCGAGAAGCGGTAAACGTGGCCCAAAACCCGAGAATCGCGGACCACGGGCGGGTTTTCGGGAGCAAAGCTGAGGTTTGGGAGGCTCTGCGCGCTGACTGCGTGGCTCACTACGCGGGATTGATGCGCAAGGTGTGAGGTCTGCGGCCCTGCGCGCCGTGTTCTGCGGCCCTGCGCGCCGTGTTCTGCGGCCCTGCGGTCCACGGCCCTGCGCGCCGTGTTCTGCGGCCCTGCGCGCCGTGTTCTGCGGCCCTGCGCGCCGTGTTCTGCGGCCCTGCGCGCCGTGTTCTGCGGCCCTGCGG